TTTCTAATTTTGAGGTATAACCGCCTAAATCTTTACCATTAAAATATGCCATGTCTTCTGCTGTCGCTGTGGCTGCTCTAAACGTCAAGCAACTAATTGCCGTTGTTTTATCTGCCAATGTCGCCTGCGTCGGTTTCAAAGTTACCCAATAGCCGCCAACTCCATTATTTGGGAATTGTTTACTTGTTTGGTCGCCCCAATCTCCCTGCCCTGTATAGCTGCTTGGGTATGTGCTATAAGTATATTTACCTATTTGCAAGTCTGGTTTACCGTTTACTGATGTTTCACGCAAATTAATTAATAATCTTAAGCCTGTAACGGTGCCGCCATTAATAAAGGTTTGTATTTTACCTTTGTCAAAGCCCATTAGCCCTCTATAATTGGTTGTTTCACCTATAACAATGTCGTCTTTCCAAAAGGTTCCTCTAAACAACTGTGTGCCGTCACCTTCATAACTTTGTGTCCAAGTACAATCAAAAGTTTGTGTGTAATATTGCTCCATTGGATAATTGTCGTACCATGTAACGCCGTTGCTATGTTGTACTTTTCCGTCTGTTTGGGCTGTGCCGCCCATTTTTTTTGCTTGCGACTTTGAAAAAGCGCTGCCATTTGATTTATATAATACACCGTCTGACATACTAAACCGCCCTTTCTATGCGTCTGTTTGTATCCATACTCTGCGTTCTCCGGTGCCGCCAACTGCCGGCGTGTTTGATGTTAAAAATACTTTGTATGATTTACCGCTATGCGTGCCCACATTCAAATACACGCCGCTTGGATCATCATTCCAAGTAACAACGTTTGCAGCCGTTTTTGCAACTGCTCCGCCTTGCGCTCTTACGTTAATTGGCAGCGTACCAATAACGCCGTTTGTTACTTCGATATTATATAAAGGGTATTCCCATACCGCTGTATTTTGCTCTGGCGCTCTGTCTGTTCTTACGTTAATAGTTGCTTTTCTTTGATCTGTTTTATCTATTCTAATTGTAATTAAACCGCTGTAAGTGCCTGCCGGTATTGTAATAACTTCTGTGCCTGTTATTTCTACAAAGTGCCCTTGTATAACGGCTCTGCCGTCATAAATTGTCGTGTAATTAGTGCCGCCAATAACAAAGCCTAAAGATCCGTCTTCTTTTGCAATTACTCCATCTGTTAAGATCATACCAAAAGCTTTTGCAAAGTCGGCTGCGCTATATGGTCTTGGATCTGTGTCTGTACTATCGTAAAAATAAGAGTTAATAGTCACTTTTTCACCGCCTTTAAATTGTTATAAATAATTCTTTATAAATAAAATGAATAGCCGCCGTTGTGCTGCCGGTATCGTCGGTAAATTCAATTTCATTTGCTCCTATGACTAAATTAAAAAATGTGCTTGCATAGTCTAATTTATTAAAAATATTTACACCGTCTAAAGTTACTTTCTTTTCTCCAAAAGTTGTATCAATGTCTAAAACTTGGTCTGCGGTCATAGTCAAATTATTAAACTTTATAAACTCGCCTGTTGTTTTATTATCTATTCTAGGATTTACACAAGCGCCCTCAATTCTTATAGTAATTGGCGCTGCAACTTGTCCGTTATTCTCTGCAATATTACTTGGTAAGATATTACCAAAGTACATAGGATCTGTTGTACTCATTGTGAAAGGGAAAATAAATAACGGCTGCACCGCTTGGAAAGTTTCAACTAATTCCTGCTCTGCATACCAAAAAGGGTTGTTGCTTTCATATTCCAATAAAACCTTTTGCCAAATTTCGTTGCGGTTGTCTCTTCCTACTGGAAAGCTTGGCGCTGATACAAAAGTTATATCTTTGCTGTAAATATCTCCGCTGTTTAATGTCACTTTCATTGTTAAAGTGCCATTTAAAGGGTTGCAAATATTTACAAGCTGCCGGCGCTGCTCTTGGATCTGTGGCGCTGCAAGGTCTCCTGTATACAAAGCAAATAATAACTCTGCTTGCGTACTTTCCATTAAAGCATTTATAGGAGTATTTCCGTGCTGATTCCATACCTTGCTAGTAATGATATTTGCGTCTTCTCCGCCAATCAAAGGAAAATTTTCTATCTGATGTTTTTTAATAGTGTAAGTGTTATTTTTACTGTCTATAAATTCTATTTTTTCAACTTTAAGCATTATTTTTTTTCACCGCCTACCACATTAAAGACATTCTATTTAAAGTGCGGTTAAATTCTTTTGTAGCGTCTCTTACGTCTAGTGCTTTTGGGCTGTTTAAATGCACGGTTAAATTTGCGGCTTTACTAAAACTTGTATCATAGGGGCTTTTTTGTGCTTTTGTTCCCTCTAATTGTGGCGCCATTATTTTGCCCATTTGCCGTGCGGCGTCTGCAACTTGTTTTGGCATATGCACAAGCCAATCATTTAACCAATCGCCGTCTTCTTGGATCGCTTCAAAGTATTGTACTAAAGCGTTGTCTTTGTCATTAAATAAAGGGCTTAAATATTCAATCATTTTATTTCCCAAGTCAACTGCCTTGTTACCTGTATTTTGTAAGCCGGTGCCTACGGTGTCTTGTATTCCTTCTGCAAGTCTTGTGCTCATTCCTTGCACTTTTCCAATGGAATTATAAAGTCCATTTGCAAGTCCTTGCCCTGTTTCTTCTCCTAAACCTTCCGTAACTTTACTTGGGCTGCCAATATGTAAGGCGCCCTTAATTTTTTTTGCAATGCCGTCTGCAATTTCTCTTGCTTTGTTCATTACTTTGTCTTTCATTGCGCCTATACCGTTTGCAAGCCCTTGTATTATGTCTTTACCTATTTGCTTAAGATCAATTCCTCTAAAAAACTCCATTACGCTATTCCAAAGCCTTTTAATGTCTTCAACTGATTTATTAAAACGCTCTTTTACTCCATCTTTCCATTCTGTAAAGGCTCTTAATACTTTGTCTTTTAATTCTTTTGCTTTTGCTATGATCTGATCGCTATTTTTGCGCCAATACATAAAGGCTGCAACTAAAATTGCTATTACGGCAACAATGCCCAAAATTACTGCAATAATAGGCAGCATGCTTATTTCAAGTGCAACGGCTCCTGCGCTTATTAGTCCAAATATCGGCGCTAATGCCATGCCTGCCGCTATTAATAAGCCAATGCCTGTAACAACTACGGTAATGCCTGCTGCTAATTCTGGGTTTTTAGTTATCCAATCTGCAACTTTTGCAACCCATTCTGCAACGGTTGCAAGTAACGGCGTTAACGTTTCCTGCAAAGAGGTTAAAGCGGTATTTAATCTTACTTGTGGATCTTCGTTCATTGCTGCAATTGCTGCATTTAATTGGTCTTGGTTTCCTTTTAAATTGGCTGTGCCGCTGTTAGCCCCTGCAAGGCTTTGTGCTACTAATTCGCCGTTTTCTTCCCAAAGCGTACCAAATATTTTTACTCCAACTTCATTACGCTTTGTGGCGTCTTCAATTCCTAAAACGGCTTGTGCCATTTCGCCCATTGCTTTTTTGCCGGCGTCTCCACCGCCTGCGGCTGCTTTGCCCCAAGCTTGCAATTTTGCTGCGCTTATGTCCGTGCCTTGGATCGCTGCGGCTGTTGCTTTGTCAATTCCTTGCCCAAATTCCGCCGCCTTAACTCTTCCTTCTTTTAAGCCGTCTAAAAGTACGTCAATATTCCAAGTGCCTGTTTCAATGCCTGCGGCAAAAATGTTTTGGATCTCGCTTGCGTCATAGCCTGCCCGTGAAAGCTGCTGTCCGTATTCGGCAATAATGTCTAATTGGTCTTGTGGAAAGCCCATATCTAAAAGGGCTTTTGTCATGCCCATTGCTTGCTCTTGGCTTATTCCCAACCCTCTGCCTATTTCGTTTGTCTCTTGGATCAATTCTGTAAAATCTATGTCTTGGTATGCTCTTGTAATTGCGCCGGCACCGTCAACAATTTTTTTGTTTTCTGCGTCGGTCAAGTCGGCATTTAATTGCCATTGCCTGCGCACTCCATTTAATGCACTTTCTGCGTCAACTCCATAAGCTGTAACGGCTTTTACGGCGTCTGCTACGGCTGCTTTGCTTTCTTCTGGTACTTGCATGCTTATTTCAATTGTTGTGTCTAAACTCGATACGTCAAAAGCTTTCTCAATAATTCCGGCTGCACCAACTCCGCCTGCAAGTGCCCCTGCTAAAGCGCCGCCCATATCGTTTGCGGCGTCTCTAAAAGCTTTTTTTAAGTCGCCGGCTGTATCTCTGCCGGTTTGCCCTAATCGTTCTAGGCGCCCTTCTGCGGCTTGTAATTCACGGTTAAAACCTCTAAATTGCTCTGCGCTTATTAAACCGTCTGCAAATTGGCGCTCAACTTGGCTGCTTACACTTCTTAAACGGTTTAAGCGCTCTGTTGTGTTTTCTACTTGCTCCGCTAATAAGTGCTGCTGCTGTGCAACCAATTCTGTATTTGTAGGATCTAAACGCAAAAGCCGCTGCACGTCTCCAAGTTCTCTTGAAAGGTTGCGGCTGCGTTCGTTTACGTCTTGTAAAGCTGCGTTTAAGTCGGTTGTATCTCCGCCAATTTCAACGGTTATGCCTTTTATTCGGTCTGCTATTTTAACCACCCCTTTTAAAAGCTGTTAAAGTCGCTTTGCTTTGCTCTTCGTTTTCTTTCCTTTGGCGGTTTTTGCTGCTCTAACCATTCTTGTATATAATCAATTGCATTTCCAATTGTCATAATTTCAAGGTCAAGTAATGTCAATTGTGATCTATAACAAAGCACTTGAAATAATTCTGTGTTTATTGGTTCGCCGTCTAATTCATCATTGGCGGCAACTTTTTTTTTGACGTTTGCAAAGTTGCGTTCATCAAGTCTTGTATATCTGTAAAAACCTCTAAAATAGGAAACTCTTCAAAACTGGAAAGCCATTCCAACGGCTCCGGCGTGCTTGGATCTGCTGTTTTTGCCATTACCCAAGCGACGTTATAAAAAACCTCAAAGTCTAATACTTCGAGGTA